ATGCAATGCTACACGCGGTGAACGCGGACGGACGGATGCGCGGCCTTCTTGTTTATCACGGCGCGGCAACGGGCCGCTGGTCGGGCAAGCTGGTGCAGCCACAGAACTTCCCCCGTCCGCAAAAGAAACAAGACGAGTTGGACGAGATCATCGCCAAACTCAAAGCGGGTGAGGATGTGTCAGAACATGGGGCCGGAACGGTCCTAGCGTCCGACCTGTTGCGCTCGATGCTGGTAGCCGATGAGGGCCACCGTCTTATGTTCGCCGATTACTCGGCGATTGAAGCCCGCGTTCTTGCGTGGGTAGCAGGGCAGAGCGATCTCGTTGAGACGTTCCGAAAGGGGGGAGACGTGTATATAGAAATGGCATCAGCCATCTACAACGTGGGCGTGGAGAGCGTCACCGATAAACAACGCCAAGTTGGCAAGATGGCAATCTTGGGTTGCGGCTACGGCATGGGGGGCAAACGCTTCGCCGAGCAGTGCGCCACGATGGGGATTAGGGTAGACGAGGACGAAGCCAAGCGCATCGTTGCCGTCTATCGTGAAAAGAATAACCGGATCGCGCAATATTGGCGTGATGTTGAGAACGATTTTGTAGAGATGGTGAAGGACGCTGGCCGTGTTGGGTCGGTCAAGCTTCCACTACCTAGCGGGCGGTCGCTTACTTACCACAATCCGCGCATCATTCAGCGAGAGACACCTTGGGGGGCTATGCGCGACACAGCCCAAGTCGATACGCTGAATAGTGTAACCCGTCAGTGGGTGTCTCAGATTATCTGGGGCGGGCTCTTGACGGAGAACGTGGTGCAAGCAACCGCCCGCGATATGATGGCCACGGCCATGATGGCGCTGGAGATTAAAGGATACCCCGTCATCCTGTCCGTACACGATGAAATCATTTGCGAAGTGCCAGATAATTTTGGTTCGCTTGACGAAATGATTGACATCATGACGCAAGTTCCTGCATGGGCCGAAGGCTGCCCGATAAATGCCGAGGGTAAACAGGGAAAGCGTTATCGAAAATGATTTCAAGCGGAAAGATTTTGGCGGGCAACTATGGATGAACAAGCAAAACCTTGTGTCAAATGTGGTGTGGTGGATCGTAATACGCGTGGCGAATGTAAACCCTGCAAGAGTGAACGAAACCGCAAATGGCGCGAAGTGAACCGTGAACATTGCGCCGAGTATCAACGCGGATGGGCCGAGGCAAACCGGGAACGTCAGCGCAAATACCGCGAAGAAAATAAAGAACACATCATCGAGTATCAGCGCAAATGGGCCGCAGCCAATAGCGAGCGCATCGCCAAGCATCAGCGCAAATGGGCACAGACTAACTCGGATAGACGCATGGTGCATAGGCAGAACCGCCGCGCTCTTAAATCAAGAAATGGTGGTAAATTGTCCAAGGGCATAACTCAAACTTTGCTGATCTTACAAAAGAACAAATGTGCATGCTGCGGCTATAGCCTAGAGAACGGCTACCATTTAGACCACATCCTGCCGTTGGCCCTTGGTGGAAAAAATGTAGACAGTAACGTACAATTGTTGACGCCGATATGCAACATGCGTAAGGGCGCGATGCACCCAGACGATTGGGCGCGAAAAAAGGGGAAGACACCACAATGACAGCACACGCAAAGTTTGGCGCATCGAATGCGAAGCGCCGCATCAACTGCCCCGGCTCACTCAACGCCGAGGCTCCGTTCCCTAATGAGAGTTCACCCTACGCTGAACTTGGTACGGCCGCGCATGAACTTGGTGAGTTCTGCTTAGTCAATGGACATGAAGATGCCTTCGCCTTCATTGGCCAAGAGCATAACGGCCATATAGTTGACGACAACATGGCCCGTGCGGTGCAGGTTTACATCGACCACGTCCGCGCAACAGCCGCGTTGGAACCAAGCCTATGCCGCTATGAGAAACGTTTCAGCTTAGACAAACTCGACCCGCCCATGCCGATGTTTGGCACGGCCGACTGCATCATTTATGGAAAAGAGACTGGCACGCTTTACGTCATCGACTATAAGCACGGCCAAGGTATCGCTGTTGAAGTTGCAGACAACGAGCAGCTTAAATATTATGCGCTCGGTGCTATCCTAGAGATTGGCGAGAAGGCTCCAGTCAACAAAGTCATAACGGTTGTTGTCCAGCCACGCGCCATGCACCCTGACGGGCCGGTGCGGGAGTATAGCTACAGCCGCGACGAGATCATGGACTTTGGCACAGACCTTATTGACGCAGCGCACGCAGCTATGAAGCCGGACGCACCGCGCATCTCTGGCGATCACTGCAAGTTTTGTCTGGCGGCGGGAACCTGTTCGGCCCTGCGCAACAACGCCCTTGAAATCGCACAAGACGAGTTCGGCACAGTGCGAAACATCAATGACCTATCCCCTCAAGAGATCGCGGACTTTCTGGAAAGGGTTCCGCTGATTGAAGAGTGGATTAAATCTTTGCGCCGCCACGCCAATAGCCTGTTAGAAACTGGCGGTGGGCTTCCCGGCTACAAGCTGGTTGAGAAACGACCGACCCGTCGCTGGCGTGTTGAAGAAGAATTTGTGGCTTGGGCCGCAGAAGAAGGTCTCGATGACGACGACATCTACGAAAAGAAGTTGAAGTCGCCACCGCAGATCGAGCGCATCGTGGGCAAGAAGAACTTGCCGACATCGCTCGTCATAGCTGTATCATCCGGCACATCAATGGTCGCTGATACAGATAACCGTCCGGCTGTTGCCCTGTTGGCAGCAGACGAGTTCAACGTTGAATAAGGAAACACCGATGTCAAAAGTTATTACACCTGAAGCCGTTATCTCTTACCCGCATGTGTTCGAACCACAGACCCCTCCGGGTGCAAGTGAGCCAGTTTATTCTTGCTGCCTTGTATTCCTTGACGGGACGGACATGTCCGAACTGAAGGCGACGGCGGCTGCTGTGGCCAAGGAGAAGTGGGGAGACAAGACCAAGTCGTTGATGGAAGGTGGCAAAATCCGTATGCCTTTCCGCAACGATGGCGAAGAGAAGGGCTACCCTGAAGGGTCGGTCTTCATGAACGTCAAGTCGAAGCAGCAGCCCGGTGTTGTCAGCAAGTTTGCTGGCGAGAACGGCAAGCCTGCTCCGATTATTGACCCCAAGGAAATCTATCCGGGTGCAAAGGTTCGCGCCTCACTGCGGGCGTATGCGTACAGCGTGAACGGCAACAATGGCGTTGCTTTTTCTCTGGGCAATCTTCAGAAGGTAGCCGATGGCCCCCGTATGGATGGCCGTCTGTCTGCTGCGGACGAGTTCACCGCGACGGAGCGTCCGTCCGCAGACATCTCGGACCTTGACGATTTGCTTTAAGTGAAAGGAAGGCTGGGGAGTATGGAAGTCGCCCCGGCTTTTCTAGGTAGGGGCGGTAGGTTTGGGCTTTCCCGGACGCTTGCTTCGGTACGTTAAAGCCGCCCCTATCAATCTAACGCCTCGGATATCATCTGAGCTTTCTTGGCTAAAGTCTTAGCCACAATCTCATCAACAGAATTGACAAGGCCGAACGTCCGCACGATGACGGGCTTTGTCTGGCCGATACGGTGGCAACGCTTAGCCGCCTGCGCGTTCACTGCCGGAACCCAATCCATCTCTACGAACGCCACCTGATTGGCTGCTGTCAGCGTAATCGCCGTAGAACATGCGGTGATCTGGCCGATAAATACCCGCACTTTTGGGTCGGTCTGGAAGTTGTCAATCGCTGCTTGACGGTCGGCTGTCGGCATACCGCCTGCGACTACCACAGGGTTAAACTCTTGTAGTTTATCGTAGAGCGTCTGTATCGCGTCGGTGTGGTAGGCGAAGATGACGATCTTGTCGTAGGCATCATCAGCCAATTCGCCCGCTATCTGTGTGGCGATGGGCGCTGCCTTGGCCACACCTGTTAGCCGTCTTAATGACGCGATATGCGGGGCGATGCTTTCGATCTCCGCAGCTAAGTCCTGATTAGTCAGCGAATGCGCGAGGATCATATCGACCGCTTCAGCTTGGCGTGGGTCGTCGATGTGTTTCCTATCGCTCCAGTTATCTATCTCGACGGGTGCGGATTGCCACCAGATCGGGGGTAAATCCTTCAACACAACCTCGCCCTTGCGGCGCAGCATGATTGCTTTCAGCACGGTCTTGAACTCTTCCATGCGCTCGGCCTTGTTGCCAAGAACCTGAAGGCCGAACTGGCCGCTCCATGTCTTGCAGAAATATGTTGTGTATTCGGCGAAGTTCAGAGGGTACTGCCAAATCGCCTTCAAGTGTGACCAAAAATCACTGACGTTGTTCGGAATTGGTGTGCCGCTGAGAAGCCAAACACGATCCGCAAAACGAACAAGACCGTCGCCGCGACAATACGGACCATAGATATATTTTGTTCGCTTTGCTTGGCGGTTCTTCAAAAAATGTGCCTCGTCCAGAACAAGAACGTCTGGCTCAAACTTGGCAATCTCATTGCGGACCTCCTTCGACTGTGTGATTTTATCATAGCTGAAGACTTTGACTTCGCGCTCGACGGTTCCCCATCGCTCGAACTCACGACGCCAGTTGATCTTAGCGATAGCCGGGCAGATCACGACGACCTTTGTGAGGCCGAGTGTATCACAGGCTGCGATAACTTGAAGTGTTTTGCCAAGACCCTGCTCATCGGCAAGGAATGCGGCTGGGTTCCTACAGAGAAAGTCTGCGCCGACCTTTTGGTAATCGAATAGATGGTTCATCGTCTTCCCTCTCGGCGGCGTAGCAAGCGATAAGCGCAGCTTCGGCCCGGCCGTCGTCCTTTTTGCGTGCAAAGAGATGGGCGTAATCCGGGAACAACTCTTGTGCCCGCTGACGACTGCCATCCTTCCCTCCGAACGTGCGCATAGACTTAATCCAAGTCGCAGGCGGTATCAACTCAAAAGATACAGACAGGCCAGCAAGGACACCTTCAACGATACCAGCGGCACGGCCGAAGCTGAACATCGAGGACACACCTTGGCCCGGCATGGCGTGAACCTTCTCGATAAGGGCTTTGATCTCGCCAGTTACATGCGGGCGCAAGCTATCGGCCAGCATGTGCGCGTCCACCTGATTGACGACACGCGGCCCACGTTTGACTTTAAGAGTAGGCATGTCGATGACGACAAGTTCTCGGCTATCCTTATCCAGAATAGCAACAGCCCCAAACGCGCCGGGATCAATGCCCACGAACTTCATGGGCGATGTGTATAGTATTAGAAGCTAGTCCGCAAGTGACTGCGTGGCCCCAAAGACTTACGATGGCGAAGCCCGTCGGGTTTGTGGCGACGCTTTGACTTTGGCTGCGGCCGCCATGACATATCTTTAGCACCACTCTTCTTGGCCATTACTAAATCCCCGAAAGAAGCCCGATCAACTTATCGCGCTTAGTTTTCTTTGCGCCTTTGCCGAGAGTTGCCATAATAGCGGAAAACTGTGAGGCGACATCTTCTGGCGAAGCCTGCGGGGCTAGTGAAACCGGAGCGGCAGCCATAGCGACTTTAGTCGTCGTCTCTTTCTTCGGAGACATAACTACCTCTGTATTCGGCTCACCCATGAGGTCTTGCGCACCAACCAATTTTACGAATTTACGGACATAATTCTTCGTTTCGGCGAATGGCGGCACACCGCCGTATTTGCTGACGTTTCCGGGACCAGCGTTATATGCGGCAGCGGCAACCACAGGATCGCCAAATTTCTTCAGCATCTTTGCGTAGTATTTTACGCCGCCTTCGATATTCTGATACGGGTCCGCTATATCGGCAACGCCCATTTCTTTCGCAGTGCCGGGCATAAGTTGCATATGACCCTGCGCCCCCGCCGAGGAAGAACGAACATTTTTACC